CAATAGCAGAAACTGTTACGGTCTCAATTATAGGTTCTTCTACTACCTCAATTTCAACAACTTCTTTTGTTTCAATTGTTTTTTCTTTAACATTAGCCTTTTTAGTATTTTTTTTATTAGCCATTTGTAGTTCCTCCCTTTTTAACTGAGTACAAGCCTGCCAATCATCAGTATTTACTAACTTACGTTGAGTAGGACAATACCTTTGTTTAGTACAATATTTATCAGTTAAGGAGCAGATTAAACTCTGCTCTAATCCTGATTTCTTAAATATACTATAAGGACATTCTTCTTTTGCCATACTATGCAGCAGTTACAGTTACTACAACATTAGCATCAATTTCTTCTTTATTAGTAATTGTTGCTTTAATAGTAGCATTACCAGCAGCAACACCAGTTACTGTACCACTATTATCTACAGTTGCTTCAGATACAGTATCTGAAGCAAAAGTTATTTCAGATGGTGATACTAAGAATGCAGCCGTTCCATCGTTAGGAATAGCAAAAATCTTTAAAGCCTTTGTTGCTCCTGTAGTTAGTGAGAAGTCTCCTCCTTCAATTGCTAATGCTGTAACATTATCATACCAGTTTCTATCAAATAAGATTTCTCTAATTTCAGCATATACTGGTCTATTTGCAGTACATCCACCATTTGATTTTGGTGTATAAGATAATGCTCTAACTGATAATGGAGTTTGTGCAACTGAATCTGGAGTCATTGACAATGTAAATGCTCCTGTCATTGATGCTTTTGGAACTTCGACTTGTAATGTACCAATTCTATTTGTTGTAGAATCTGAACTACATAATTGAGCCTCCATAACTAATCTAATTGTACTTGGTAACATATCTGCATATAAAGTAACTTTTCTTGCAGCAGCGTCAGTTGTATAATATCTTACACATACATCTCCGTTATATGTATTATCACTCATTGTAAATGAACTTCCTGAGAATGTAACCCTTTCAACATTATCATTTTTATCATTTACCCAACCATATAAAGTTGTATTAGACACAGGTAATGGTGTTCCACTTACAGTTCCTGCACCATTAGTAACAGTTACAGTTTCTGTTTTCCAAATTTCAGCTCCAGTTGTGATAGCAGAACCTACGCTTAATGCTAAATATGGTAATGAGAATTGAGCTTCATTAATAGTAATGTTCATTTCGGCAGTGTGATAATAAATATATTGTAATTGGTTACCTTGACCCGCACGAACGTCGGTATTTGATAAAGTTGTTTCAATAGAACTGTCCATTAATGTAGTACCAACGAATAGTAAGTTATCGTCAGAATCGTAACCATATACATTAGCTGTACTTACTAAAAACTTTTTCATATTTTATCCTCCTTCGTTTTTTTATTTATTTATATCATCTATTTTATGGTGCATTTCTTCAGCATCAACTTTAACATCTTCATAATTATCTGATTTTGTTAAATCAGCCATCCAATGTTTAATATGGTCTTCATCTTTAAATTTAACCATACCAGACATCTCAGCACCTAAATAAATTTCATAATGCAATTTATGGTCAACACGCTCTAATATTTTGCTAAATTTTCTGATTGTTAAATCATAAATATCTTGCATCTTTAAAGGTGTTGATATTAAGACGCATATCATTTGGTCTTCTAAAGAACACATTTTATATGCGTTTTGTTTCATCTTATAGACCTTTGCTTTATCCATTGCGTCTCTTACTTCTTTTTGAATAGTTTCGTCTATATGTTCTATACTATTTTGCATAAAAATAATATCGGTCATTTTATCACAATCATCAGAATTGTAAATGACCCCATTTATTTTAAAGATAGCTTTACCGTTTGAATTTGTTCCAAACCAAAAAGAGCTATCATCATCTATATGTAAAACCATCTTCAACAGCTCCTTGAACATATACAAATATGGTAACTCAGTCGTACTTGCCATATAATACAAAAATTGTAAATATGTCATTGATATAACTTCTGGGTTAGGAATACTGTTTTTATCCAATAATAAACAACTTATATAAAAATGAAAATCTAAATATTTATCCATAGTAGCAGGATAAATAAGTAAATCTTTATAAGGTATTGGTTTATCATAGAATAAATAAAAATCATATTCTTTTATGTTATTCATTAAGCCAAATTAACCCCCATTGTGATTACTTTACCTTTATATGGCTTTTCACCAGTAGTTATAATACGACTATAAGTAGTAACGCTAGCGTCGAAGTATAAGACCCCTACTCCATTAACGTCACAGCCATTTAATACTTCTAATAGTTTTTGAATTATAGTATCTAATCTAGTGGTATAATTTGATAAATGATTTATTTGAGAGTGTATAAACACTTCTATATTAACACAAACAATTCCATATGTTCTTGTAGTAGGAAATATTTGAGCTGGATAAATTCTCAAGAAACTTTTCTCTTTATTTGTAGATTCGTCCATAAAATAATCAAGAAAAACATTAAAATCATCTTGAGCTCCAACCCCATCATATATCATTGCTGCCTTTTCCTTCTTAGTCAAATTTGGCTTAGACCAAGCTTCTGCATCATTATATTTTAATAATTTCCATATAATTTCTGCTTCTGGATTAGTCATCAAATGTTCTATAATCTTATAACTTAATTCTGGCATAACACCATATGTTGCATAAGCATCTTTAACGGCTTTCATATCAACCATTAATATAACCCCCTCAATGTAAATTCAAATACTTCAAATAATTCATTATTATAGGAACATTGAACTTTCACTTTATTCTTTAAATATTTCTGCTTATTTTCAATTGTAAATGTGTTGTCTTTAACGGTCATCCTATAATTTTGTCTAGGTACGTTTTCACTTACATCTACAATAGTCAACATATCATCTTGTTTTATTCCATTTTTATATAAGTTAGCAGTTATAGAAATTGTCTCTCCTTCTAAAACATAATTTATATCTGGATTAATTAGTATATTGTATATATCCTCTTCTGTTTCAGAATCTAATACAGTTATATTTATAGAACCATAAATATTTTTATTATCTTCCATAGTAGCATATAATGTAACTTCTCCTGCAGAAATTGCAGTTAAAGTTTTATCATTAACAGAGATAATATCTTCATCAGAAGAAGTCCAAATGACATTCTTATTTACCACTTCTTTTCCTCTATAAATAACAGCATTCAAAGTAGCTGTAGCACCAATATCAAAATAAGTGTTATTTTCACTTATATCAATACTATATTCATATCTTTCCGCACTAGCAAAACCATTTTCTATATCATCTTCTTGATAATTTATTTCATATTCTTCTATATAAAATTGAGTTAGGGTTGGTGAATGGTCATCTCCTGTAATTGTATTAAGAGAATTTCCTAAACCACCAGCATATAGTCTAAATCCAATTCTTTGTTCAGGAACACCAAATAAAAATCTATCATTGGGTTTTATTTTGACAGTTCTACTATTACGTTGGCACCATACATATTGTTCAGCTTTACCAGTGACGATAGTCATAGTGTCATTATTATTCGTGAATCTTAACACTTGGTCTAAAATGCAAGGTTCATATATTTTATTCCCATTCTCATCAAAAAATCTCAATGTATTATTACATCTTCTTACTTCTGCACTGGTAGATAATCCAGAACCTTTATCAACATTTATAACTAAATAATAATTTCTACCCCATTTAAATTTCATACCATAATATGGTTCAGGAAAATCTGGAGTAAAAATAAATACTTGATAATCATCTCCTACTTGAATACCTGTATTATAATTAACAACAGGCTCAACTCTAACCATTGGTATTGGTTTAAAGTCTCTTTGACCATAATGAACTTCATATTGAATTTCATTGTATTTAACATTAGGTGCATTATCAAATGTCTGTTCGCTTATTGCAACGAAATCATCATAATAAGCTTTAGTAGGATTGGTAATTCTAGTAGCCTGAGTGGCATTATAATACTTGAGTGCCATCCTTCATAACCTCATCTTTCATATTATTAATAAGATTAGTGCAATGGTTTACTATGTATTTAACTCTATCGTGCTCTTCTGGACTAAAACTTTTCATACCTTCTATCATATAAAGTAATTCTACATAATATTGGTTGTCTTTCCATAATTCACTAGCACCTATTAATTTAGTGCTTAAAAAAGTAAGATGTTTTTGATAATTTTCATAAGCTTCATCACGGGAATATGCGATTTCACTATTTTTATTTTTTCCTTCAAAAATAGGCAATGTTTTCCAACATTGATTTATTAATATAGTTAAAGAATCTAGTGTAGCTTTTTCATCTAAATTAAAATCATATTTCATTTTAATCTAATGCCCACTTATTTAACCAATTAGATTTGCTAAAACTATAAGTAGTTTTCTTAGTAGCAACTTCTTCAATTAATTGGTTTCTTCTATTTATCTTAGCGTTAAGATTATTGGCTTCTGAATATCTGTGTGCTTCTTTATTATTTTGCATCATACCAGTAATTTGTCTGACATCATTTATTTCTTTATCAAGCCACGCTATAACAGTATAGTCAGCTATGATACTTTTTTCTATTTCAGTTAAAGCACAATTAAATACTCTAGCTGAACTATCTCTATCAGATAAATCCTGTCTACAATTTTCAAAATTTGCCAATCCTCTAACCATAAAACCTTCTAAAACTATATTGAAATCTTTTGGTGAAGCTACCGCTAATCTATTCAAGTGATAATCCTCAATGGACACTAAAGCGAGGTCAATTATATCATCATATGAAGTAGTTTCTTTTACTTCTTCATTTTCTGTAGTATTTTCCTCTTCAGTTTCATCTACTGGAGTTAATACTTCATCTTCCATATATACCCCTCCTAGTTCTTGTCACTTTTCATATAATCCATTAATTCTTTTGCATTTTTTACTTCGCTCATTATATCTATATTCATATCTTCATTCATAACTTGAACAATATTCATATCGACACTAGATGAGTCTTTTGCTAATTTATCAAATATAATTCCTTTTAAATTTTCTTTTTGATTTTTAGTCATACCACTAAAAATTTTTGCGAATGCTTTTCTATCTTTATTTAATAAATCAAGCATTCCATCATAACTTAATAGTTTCTTATAAATGTTTTCTAATCTTTGACTTTTAATTACTTCATCGTCATTAATGAATACATTTCCTCCCTCAATAAAATTTTTATTATTTTTAATGATTTTTTTAACGTCATCATAAGGGATAGACTGTTGTTCTCCTATTTCTTCAAATGTGTAAACAACACCTTGCCCATACCCTTCGGTTGATAAGTTTAATTGACCAACTGTTAACGACGTCAAAACTACATCTTTATTATTATCTCCGATATATTGAGTGATGTTATTTACTGTTGGTTCGCTAGCTGTTTTAGTAGCAGCAGCCATACCTTTAATTAATTCTTCTAATTCAGAAATACGATTTTCTAAATTTTTTGTGTATTCATCTTTTTTTACTTCTTCTTTTTTAACTGTACTATTCTTTTTTGTAGTAGTAGCCATAATATTATCTCTCCTTTTTTACTAAAAATAAGAGGGGATGAAATTAATTTCATTACCCCTCAATATATATCTGTTAATATAAATCAAATTAGATAGTTATTACACCAGCTAAAGCTGAAGTGAATGCACCAACACCATAAGATTTATATAATGTAGCAACTTGTTGTAAGTTTGCATTATAGAAGTTAGTTTCGTTATTTGCTAATGTAGAACCTTCAACGAACACTTTAACTAATTTGTCAGTACCTGGACATAAAACATAAATTCTGTTATCAGCTAATTTAACTGCGAATTCAGTTTTATAATCAGCAACTTGTTCTAATTCAACACAAGAAACTCCGAAGAAATCTCTTAAGTATCCAACTCTAACATATTCGTCTCCTAATAAGATTCTAGTATTTGTAGATGCAGGTAAGATTTTTGATAATGCTAATTTAGTTCCTAAGAAGATAGCTTGTCTTCCACCATTCCAAGCACTAACTTTTTGAGCTAATGCGATAGCAGAGTCTTGATTCCATCCTTGAATTCTTAATGCAGCTGAACCAGTTGTTGGTAAGTTATTCATCATAGTAGCAAAAGCATCATAAATGTCATATCTCATTTGAGTTTCAATAGACATAACAGCTTTTCTTACGAATTCAGCTAATGTATAAGCTCCTCTTAAAACGTCATATAAAGAAATACCAACAGAAATTGCGTGTAATTCTGGAACTACTGTCTTTTCTCCTTTGAATTGTCTAGTTATATCAAAATCTCTTTTTGCTCTTCCACCTTTAGCAACGATGAATAAATCTCTTGGTTCAATATCAACTTTTAAAGTGTCTCCCCAAGAACCATTTTTAACTTCTGCAATAACTCCTAAGTCTTTAATTAAAGCATCAGGTATAATTAAATCAGTAATCATACCGATAATAGCAAATGCAGATTCTTTAACATCTGAGAAATTACAGAAAGTAGCTAAATCATTATAATCGCTTATTTTTCTTCCTGACATTCTTTCGATTTCATCTGTATAGAATTCTAACATTTTACTGTTCATTTCTTCAAATGTAGTACCAGCTGCACTACTTTTTTTACCATTTATATAAGATTCATAATATTCAACAAATTTTGAGTAAGCATTTTTTCTTTCTTCATCATTTGCTGTGAATGCTAAAACACTATTTGGTAATCTCATTTTATATTCCTCCTTCTTAAATTTCTTAAATTATTTTCTATTTTTTTTATTTTGTTGTCTAATTATTAGATAGCAACGCATTCTAATAAGATAGCAGCAACTCTTTGTGAACCGATGTTAGTTGCTCCTCCGATTGAGATGTAAGCACTATCATCTAATACTTTATATGATACTCCTGATACAGCAGCACTAGCATATTGTAATTTGCTTTCCCCAGCAGCTACAACTGCGAAATCATCAGCAGTTCCTTCAATACCATCAGTAGAGATTAAAATTTTGTCTCCAACTTGTGGTCTGTAAGCACTGAATACTTTTCCTTTTACGTTTGTAAATGTTCTTGGGTCATTTATACCGATTTTGTATTCATTTCCCATAGAGTCTGTAATTATTGTATCTTCTGGACTGAATGCCATAAATACATTGTGTAAATCACTGATAGCAGCTGGTGCATAAGTTTGACTAGCAGCATCATAAACTCCTGCGTTGAATACCATACCGTTATCATAATCATTAGAAGCATCTAAGAAACTTTGATTTAATGAGTCAATGTTTTTAGCAGCTACTAAACTTGGTATTAAAACAATTTTTGCCATTTTAAATTTCCTCCTTCTTAATTTTTAATTACTTCCACGTATATTTAGATGTGTTTTGTTTATTATCTAAAACATCGTTAACAGCCATTTTTGTGAATGATTTATCTTTTACTGAGAAATTTTTACTTGAAATCATCTTGTCATAAGATTTAGCTTTAACTTCATTTTCAAAGATATTTAATTCGTCTAATGAATATTTTTTTGATTCTTCTCTTAACTCTGAAATTTCATCTGCACTAAATAGCTCAAGTACACCAGAAATTATACTTTCTACTTGCACTGATTTTTCTTTAGCTTCGTATTTTTCAACTTTGTCTCTTAGAACCTCACATTCAGCTTTTAAAGAATCTCTTTCTGCTTTCACAGTTTCAGGGTCTTCTTCTTTTTCAGGTTCATCAGTTTCACAATTTTCAGTAGGAAGATTTTCTTCGTTAGCTTCACACTTAGCTTCTTCACATTCTTCAGAATCTTCACATTTTTCACATTCTTCAGAACTTTCGCAATTTTCAGAAGCTTCGTTTTTGCATTCTTCTTCAACTTCTTCTACATCTTCCTTAGATTCATCATCTGAATCATCTGACTCTTCGTCATCGTCTGATTTTTCATCTTCAGATTCAAAGTTCTTTTCTTTATCATCTTCAGAATACATAGTATTGTCGTCTTCTTTAGATGATTCTTCTTGAGTTTCAGTTGTTTCTTCTACTTTTTCAGCTTCCTTTTCAGTTTCAGCTTCAACAGTAACTTCAACTTCTTCAACTACTTCTTTAGTTTCATCCATTGTACCTTTTTCCTCCTTTCCTGAAAATTCCACCATAGCAGTATCATCACGGTGTTCATTATAAACTTTTAGTGCATTTTCACAGTCAAACTTGATTATAGATGCACTACTGCCTTCACAGGCAGGTACGTGGCTCAATCCTAAAATGGTAACTCCATTGAAGACAAACTCTTCAATTGTTAATAAGTTATCATTTTCG